ATACAAATGAGAAAACAGTGGAGAGATTACGAACAACTAGGTAAATAAATATGTCTATGGCCATTTCAGAAAAAGAATATAAAGAACTAAAAGAGTATTGGGATTATCAACGAAAGGTTGAATACAATAGAGAAAAAGTCTATTATATGGCTGAAAAAATTGCAGCTAATACCTATACAGAATTTGGTAAATTACCCTTAGATGAGGTACAATCCACATTATGGTCAAAGATAGAAACGGGTGTCTATGATGACCCACCGAAAGGATACATACCAGAGAATCCAGATTTAAGGTTGTGGAATGAGAGTTGGCCACCAACATTAGATATTAAGAAGTTATTAGATGATGATTACAATTTACAAAGGTTCTAAGAACTATATTACACATCATTTCAAGCCGGAGGAGCTTGACAATATTAAACAAACATGTTATAGTATGGGTATAAAATGGTATACTATAAGTTATACTGAAAAGGAGAAGATTGAATATGAGCGACTTTCTAAAGAGCATAATTAAAGAAACAGGTAATGAATATGCCACACTGGCAAGTGATGGTACAGGCGGTGATGTAGATAATTTTATAGACACAGGTTCATATTCATTTAATGCCTTACTATCAGGCAGTATCTATGGTGGTCTACCAGATAGTAGAATTACGGCAATTGCAGGTGAAGCTGCTACAGGTAAAACATTTTTTGCATTAGGTGTAGTAAAGAGTTTCTTGGATATGGATCCAGATGCTGGTGTAATTTACTTTGAAAGTGAAAGTGCAGTATCTAAATCTATGGTAGAAAGCCGTGGTGTAGATAGTCAAAGATTAGTTGTAATGCCTGTTGCAACAGTACAAGAATTTAGAACACAATCAATTAAAATTTTAGATAAGTACATTGAACAACCTGAAGACAAACGAAAACCAATGATGTTTGTTTTAGATAGTTTAGGTATGTTATCTACTACAAAAGAAATGGAAGATACAGCTGCTGGTAAAGAAACAAGAGATATGACCAGAAGTCAGATTGTGAAATCAGCATTTAGAGTTTTAACATTGAAACTAGGACAAGCAGGTGTTCCTATGATTATGACTAATCACACCTATGATGTTATCGGTTCAATGTTCCCTCAAAAAGAAATGGGTGGCGGTTCAGGTTTGAAATACGCTGCTTCATCAATCATATACCTTGGTAAGAGAAAAGAAAAAGATGGTACTGAGGTCGTTGGTAATATTATACATTGTAAAAATTATAAGAGTAGATTGACAAAAGAAAATGCACAAATTGATGTAAGACTAACTTATAAAGAAGGCCTTGACAGATACTATGGTCTTTTAGAACTTGCTGAAGAGGCAGGTATCTTTAAGAAAGTATCTACAAGAATTGAATTACCAGATGGCACAAAAGTATTTGGTAAATCTATCAACGATAATCCAGAAAAATACTATACAAAAGAGGTACTAGACCAGATTGATGAATACACAAAAAGAAAATTCTCATACGGACAAGACGACACCGAAGAAGCGTAGATATGCTTTCGCTCAGAAAGAGGGCGAAGACCATACTTGTATCAAACTTACCGAAGGCAAGTATGACGGTATTATTTACAAATATGGTAAAGTAGGTGTACATCCAGAAGCTGAAGAAGATGTTGAAGGTAAATTGCCTTTAGCGTTTGATTATACTGTAGTCAAAAATCCTAATGACCTGGATATACTTGACAATCAGGCGTTTATAGATTATATTGGTGATATATTAGTAGAATTACTTGATGAACAACTTAAAAATGGGCAGGCGATAATTGAATAGACTAGAAACCACAATACTAAGTAACTTATTTTTTAGAGAAGAGTATGCTCGTAAGGCATTACCTTTTCTAAAGGCTGAATATTTTTCTAAACGAACTGAACAGATTTTATTTGGTGAAGTTGTACAGTTTGTTGAGAAGTATAATAATCTACCTACAAAAGAAACAATCTTAATTGAAGTTGAGAAACGAAAAGATATTAATGAAGAAGAACTATCTGAGATTAGAGATTATGTTGCTGGTATTTCAAATGAAAAAAGTGATGAACAGTGGTTAATAGATACAACTGAAAAGTTTTGTAAAGACCGTGCTGTACATAATGCAGTATTAAGTGGTATTAAAATCTTAGATGGCAAAGATAAACAACATACACCAGAAGCCATACCACATATTTTATCTGAGGCATTAGCCGTTTCATTTGATAAGTCTGTAGGCCATGATTACTTAGATGATGCAGAAAACCGATTTGACTGGTATCATACAAAAGAAAAAAGATACCAATTTGACCTTGATTACATGAATAGAATTACTAAAGGTGGTGTTCCAAGTAAAACTTTGAACATTGCTTTAGCTGGCACAGGCGTAGGTAAGTCACTGTTCATGTGTCATTGTGCTAGTGCTTATCTATCGCAAGGTTGTAATGTATTGTATGTAACTTTAGAGATGGCCGAGGAAAGAATTGCAGAAAGAATTGATGCAAACTTACTTGATGTTTCTATGGAAGACCTACATGTCATGCCAAAAGATTTATACAGTAATAAGATTAAAAAGATTAATGCAAAGACAACAGGTAAATTAATCATCAAAGAATATCCAACAGCGTCTGCTCATAGTGGTCACTTCAGGTCTTTGTTAAATGAACTATCATTAAAAAAGAGTTTTAAACCAGATATTATCTTTATTGACTATCTAAACATTTGTGCTTCAAGTAGATTTAAAGGTGGTAATATTTCATCTTACTTCTATATCAAGGCCATTGCTGAAGAACTCCGTGGTCTGGCCGTAGAGTTTGATGTGCCTATCTTTAGTGCAACACAAACAACTAGAACAGGTTTTACAAGTACAGATATTGGACTAGAAGACACCAGCGAATCCTTTGGTCTACCAGCTACAGCTGACTTTATGTTCGCTTTGATTTCAAATGAAGAACTTGAAGCCCTAGGTCAAATGAAAGTCAAACAGTTAAAGAATAGATATAATGACCCTAGCGTAAATCGTGCATTTATTATTGGTGTTGATAGGTCTAAGATGAAACTGTATGATGTAAACCAATCAGCACAAAATATTGTTGATGCAAACCAAACTGAAGACCCATTTGTAAAAAAAGAAAGAGCTTACGATAAGTTTTCAGACTTTAAAATATAATGCCTAAAAAACAAAAAGTTAGATTTCACAAAGGTGATAAAAGACCAGGAAAGTTGGAGAAACAATTGAAATATACTACCGAAATGGAGAAAAAAGGCAAGAAGATTTTGTGGTGTGTCAAAGAACATCCTACAGATAATATTATTGCTAAGTTTTTCTTTGAAGAAGATGCACAAAGAGTTGCCGAACTACAAAACAAACACAAAGTTTGGCAAGAAAATGGTGGTATACCTAAATTTCTTTGGAATTACTATTGACAAACTCTCTCCTAAGTGTATTATAAATATGTAAAGGAGAGAAAAATGTTACTTACAAAACAACAATTCACATTAGTAGAACAGGCTGCCAAAAAGGCTGGTGCTATGTTGAGTTTCGAAGAAAAGAAATCAACAAAGAGTGCTGATGTTTTTTATGCAAGAGCGGCTGATAGAACTACAGCAAGAAAACATGTAGGTAATCATTTCAAATCTAAAAAATTACCTGTTACCGTAAAGAAGACTTCCTTATCTAGTGAAGACATTACTGAAACAGAAATTGGTGGTAAGACAGTTAGAATAGTTTACAAACCAATGTCTGGTGGTATGACAGAAACCACTTTAAACTCCACAATTACAGAACTTGTACCTTGTTTGGCATTTTTAAATGGTATCAATGATACCAAAATTGATGCTCTTTACGATAAGATTTTAAAATTAGATAATGCAAAACAAAAATGTTATGTAACTCCTAGTGATGCAAAAGCTGGTAAAGATTTTATCGAACAGATGCCAGAGTCCTCATTGTACAGTACAAAAATGTCCAATGCTATTGCAATCAGAAAATATTTAAAAGATACAAATAGTAAAAAGAAAATTAAAGATGTGTATTGGACATATCGAGCAAAACCAGCTGGCGTTCCTGCTAATTCACCCGCTGATATTGTAATCTTTTTTAATGACGGTTCAATTTTAGGTGTATCGTTAAAAGCAGGTGGTGAGTCCACAAAAGAGCCTTTACTTAACACATATGTTAAACCCATTTATGAATACTTTGATAACGGTACCTTATCTAAAAAACTTAGAGAGAAACTATTAAAAGAAGTTTACAATAAAGTAGGTATCACAAGTAGAAACTATGATGATGCAGAAAGAAATGCTACACTTGATAAGTTAGAGAAGGTTGAAAGAGATAACCAGAAAAAATATGATGAGATGTATGACAAGGGTTTAGATATTATTCGTAAAGACCTTATGAAAGTAATGACCAAAGATTATAAAAAGTTTGTAGCTTATTGTCGTAAACAAATATTAAAACAATCTGAGGTGCCAGTTACTATTATTAAGGCGGTCAATGATACCTATAAAGAGGTAAAAGATAGTAATAGATTAAGTGTGTTACTTGCAGAAGCCAATAAGGTAACTGCTGAGGCTTCAACATCATCCAAACAGAATTTCTTACTATGTTTATACAATGGAAGTAAGAAAATTGGTGTTATGAACATGTCGGTAAGAAGTAACCAAGTGGGTATCAAGCATAAACTAGGTCAATTTTACAACCTAGCAGTTAAATACAACGGTTTAGACTAAAAAATCTTATAAATATAAGCATATTTGTTGATGGATTGATTGAAAAAGTGCTTGCCAAAGCGCTTATTTTATAGTATAATGGGACAAAATGAGAGAGAAAAATGTTTAGTTTTAAAGGGTTTCAAACACAGGATACAAATACTCACTTAGAGCATTTAGAAGACGATATTATTAATCGTGGTTCTAAAGGTGGTGAGAACGCAATTAATTTCCTAAAATCGGTCAGAAATATGCTGGCTGGTTCATCTCGTAGTAAGGCAAATATCACTGTCAAATGGGACGGTGCGCCTGCTATTATCTGTGGTATTAATCCAGAAAACGGCAAATTCTTTGTCGGTACTAAATCAGTTTTCAACAAAACACCTAAAATCAATTATACAAATAGAGATATTGATAGTAACCATGGTGGTGAAGTTGCAAAGAAATTAAAAGTATGTTTAGTGTATCTCTCAAAACTAAACATCAAAGGCATCTTACAAGGTGACCTGTTATTTACAGATGACAAAAAGAATATAACAATTGATGGTGAAAAGATGATTTCTTTCACACCTAATACAATCACATATGCAATGCCAGCTGATAGTGATATTGGTAAAAAGATTGCAAACGCAAAAATGGGTATCGTGTTTCATACTCAATACAATGGTAAAGATATGAAATCTTTATCAGCAAGTTTTGGTACAGTTACAGGTTCATCAAATAGAAATGTGTTTTTAGCATCAGCACAATACAAAGATACATCTGGTGCTTCAACATTTAATCAATCAGAATTATCCAAGTTTGATGCACAGATACGAATGGTTGAAGGCTCTTTATCTAAAGCAAAACCTGTTTTAGATTTGATGAGTGGTAATATTACAGACCAACTATCTATAGGTTACAGATTGAAAACCTATTTTAACTCTTATATTAGAAACTCAAATGCTGGCATGGCAAAAGTAAAAGTTATGCAAGAACAGTTTAGAGATTATTATGACAATTACATGAAAATGGAAATTGATAATAGAAAAACTGAAAAAGGTAAAGCACCTTACATTAAAGCAAGACAAGAAGGTCTAAGATTTATTGATAGAAATAAAAGTGCTTTATACTTTGCGATTGCATCACACATTACATTGGCAAATGCAAAAGATACATTATTACAAAAGATGAACCAGATACAAAGTATTGGTCATTTTTTAAGAACAAAAGATGGTTACAAAGTTACAGCACCTGAAGGTTATGTTGCAGTTGATAAAGTTGCAGGTGCAATTAAGTTTGTAGATAGATTAGAATTTAGTAGGGCAAACTTTACAATGCCTAAAGGATGGAATTAATCAATGGCAAATTTTAGAAAAGACACACAAACATATGGACCTACAGGAGCTGATAGAACAGTTTTTGAAGTACCAATGATAGCAACAAATGACGGTAATGTTGTAACTCAAACAAATCCATTTCCAGTCACA